GCTTTAGGCAACGACTGCGCCGCCTCTTGGACCAGTGCCTTGATTAACTCAGGATCGGCATCAGCACCATCCTTTGGTGCCGGAATATCCGCAACCGCAGCCTTCACCAGGTCGGCAAGCATCGGCGCAACTTCTTCGACCGTGATCGACTTCCCATCCTGAGGCGCAGGAATGGCGGCGACCGCCTCTTGCACCATTTTCGCTATGGCCTCCAGATCAGCGTCTTTTCCATCTGCAGGTTTAGGAAGCGCATCAACTGCGGCCTTTGCTGCCCGAATCACCGATTCAGGGTCAGCATCCTTCCCATCTACAGGGCGAGGAATCGTGGCCACTTCAGCAGCAACCATCAGCTTAACCTGCTCGATATCGACGCTCTTACCATCCGCTCCATCCTTGGGGGTGGGGACAAGTTCAGCGGCGGCCTTGGCAATTTCCGCCAGCTCCGGCAGCTTGATGCCGGCCATCTTCTGCTCGATGGCATCCAAGCGAGCAACGGTGCCAACCACGGCTTTATCGACATAGCCTTTAATGGCACTGATGACCTTCGCGGCCAATTCGTCAAGATTCACAGTCATGCGAATGCCTCAAGTATCGTGGTCATCATTTTGGCGGCCTGTTCTGCCGAATCATCCTCTTCGGCAGGTTCCGTTTCCTGAGTTGCCGCTGGTGCGGCTGGTGCTGCGGGTGCGGTTTTACCGAACGGGTCTTCCTGAGCATCACGCTTGGCTAATGCCGCAAGGCTGTAGTTCTGCTGCTGGAGGTATGGAGTATCACCACCGATTACCGGACCGAGATTCAACTTACGACGCCCCTCATTTGGCTTCATGATGCCGCCGCCAACCGCCTTGCTTAGGACTTCGATCTGAGCGACGGAATCCATGCGGATCAGACCTTCTGTGTCGAACTCAGTGCAATAGTTCGACGGCAAGGAAAGACCTTCATCCAAGCAAACTTCCATCTGCTCAATCAGCTTTTGCAAGCACTGGGTGTAATAGCGCAGTGTCTCAGCTTCAACCGTGCTGCCGGAGGGGGTTGCACCGCCAACCATAAACTCAGGCACCAGTAGAGCGCGAGCAATATCTTTGACCGTCCAGTCTAACTGCTCTATCAACTGTGCCTCATTTGCAGGAATAGTGAACGCTTTGTATTCGAGTCCGCTTCCGCCAACCGCCAGGCGGCCTAAATTTCCACCCGCGTAGTTCTGCTCCCACTGCACCTTCAGGCGATTGGCGGTTTCGTCGTCAATCGCATTTGGCGCAGTCAACATCCCGCTTGGACGGGACATATTCTCAAAGAACTTAGCACTGTTGTTCTGGATCTTGCGGCCTTGCGTGGCCGACATGGCGGCGGCATACAGTGGAGGGACACCTACCAGGGGGTGCCAAAGGCAGTTCATTCGGTCGTGGATAATCTCAGACGCCGGCAGGGTCACACCCTGCTCCAGGCCGGAAAGATAATCCGCCGCGATCTGGTAGTACACATCGCCATTCGGCGCAACCAGTGGCGTGACGCGTTCTGAATCAAGTACGTGCATCGCAGTGACGATGCGGCGATTGTCGCGCTCCTTCAGAACATAGGTATTCCCGTAAATCAGCTTCATCAACACCCAGAATTCATAAAACTGGATGCGAGTTTGGTAATTGTTGGGTTTGCGCATGACGGGCAAGAATGGTGAGCCAGTAGCTACCTCCTGCCAGATTCCATCGCTCATTTCGGTCAGCTTCACGCGAAGCTTTCCGATGTCCCCTGCGATCAGGGTGATAGGTGCGTAGATGCCAGAATACGACAGCAGGTCGCGTGGAGCATCGACTTCCACATGCGACTGGAAAGCGCCAGCGAAAGACTCGCTGATAATGCCGAACCAGCCGGAGTTGGAGCGCACCGGGGTTGGCACCGACTTTTTCAGTGCGATATCGTATCCGAAAATGCGCACTTTATTTCGCCTTGCGAACGTAGGTGCGTCGCGTTGCAGCGGTCATGGCTGGCGGATTGATCGGCTGCGGATTCGCGATCATTTCGCGGGTCATGTAGCCTGGAACTGGGTCAGTTTCGACGCGGGCAATCCAGCCCATCGCCACGAGTAGAGGCTCGTCCTGCGGATCGATATCAACTTCCTCGCCACTCGCAACCTTGCGGCCTGCGTAATCGAATTCTGCGGTGCTGGTGCGTACTGTCATGTCATTCTCCCAAAGAAAGACCCGCCGAGGCGGGCCTTTCGTTACATCGCTTAGGCCACGTAGGCGGCTTCTTTGATGTATGCAACGGCGGTGGTACGGCGCTTCGCCCAGTTGATGAAGCGGGTCGCACGCAGAGCCAGCGAGTGGGTCTGGAACATCGACACCATCTGGGTTGCAGTGGTGGAGCCGGTGGAGGTGTTGGTCGGGTTGTCCAGCATTTGGATGCTAGCTTCGCGGCTCACGTCCACGGTGACTTGACCATCGTCAGCCAGGAACACTTCGCGCTGGTTGACCAGAATGATCATGCAGCCCGAGTTCGGCGAACCTGGGATGTTCGCGGAGTTCGAGGTGATCACTGGGATGCCCAGCAGCTTGCCGCCAGTGGCGCCCATCTCTGGGTACAGTGGCAGGCCCAGCGAGTTCAGCATCAGGCTGATCTGCAGGGCTTGGTTCGGGGTCATGATCCAGACGCAATCGCTGATGTCCTGATCGGCATCAGCCATCGACTTGAGCAGAGTTGCCAGGTCGGTGCGCAGGTTTGCAGCGGCGGTGCCAGTTGCGGTCACTGCAGTAACGCCGTTGGTAATCGATGCCGGCGAAGTGTTGGCCACAGCTGCAACGTTCGGATCAACGAACTGAACGTCGAGGAAGGTGCTGATGGTAGCAGCCAGATCATCGCGCACCAGCAGTTCAGCCGATGGCGAGGAACTGCGCGCCAGTTCTTCATCAATTGCCACCAGGCCAGCGCACTTGGCGATGCCCAGCGATTGGCTAGTGAAGCCAGGCTTGGACATCGGGATCGGCGCACCCTGGCCAACCCAGTAACCGGACGCGGTGCCGTTTTGCTGGCCCATACGAACATTGAACGGGATTCGGCGCAGATTCAGCTTGCCCAGGATGGTCATCGGACGCAGGTATTCAACGAACTCGGAAGCCAAGTTCTCGTTATAAACCAGTTCAGAAGCCCAGCCGGAGGTGGTAGTGTCGCCAGCGGCAACAGCGGCTTTCAGCACTTGGGCGATTTCAGGGGTCTGGTCCATCCATCGCTTTTCGTTCTGGAAGATCGACACTGCGTCGTTCAGGTTGCCCTTTGCGCGGAACAGGGACATGGCGAAACGCGCAAACTTCACGCCTTTTTCGATGTTCGGACGCACAGTGATGATGCTCGAAGCGCCAGTGCGATGCGAAGCGGCGGCCTTGATGGTGTCGGCAGCTTTGGTGTCCACCGCAACCGCAGCAGACTTGTTGCGTTCTTCGTGAGCCTTCAGGCGAGCGATGTGCTCGTCCATTTCCTTGATTTCGTCAGCGTGGGTGTCGTACTGCTCCTTTTCGCTGGCATCCAAGGTGCGCACTTCTTCGCTAGCCTTGGTCATGATGGCGTCTTGTTGCGCCACGGTAGCGGCGCGCTTCTGCTCGAAAGCAGCAATTTGTTCGGCAATGGTAGCCATGATTTACCTTTCGGGATTATTTGAGATAGACCACACCAGGACGGCGCGGCACTTCAGTTCCCGAGGCGCCGGGAGAGGATTTGCTGAGGTCTTCAGCGGAGAGGCGGACGATTGCGCTCCGGCCTTCAGGGCCAAACGCGGCACGGCGGATTGCTTCGTCTGCAGATTTAATAGATTGGATGGATGCTTCGGCATTTGCTGGCACCGTTACGGCACTCAACTCCAGCCATTCCCACTCCTGGTACTCGTAGCTATATGTGTCAGCGATGCGGGCATATTTGATCGGGTTGAAGCCAATCGACAGGCCGCGCACCAGCTTGTATTTGATGGATTGCCACGCTTCGTCCAGGCGTTCCTTCAACTTGCCGTCTTCGGGAATGTCTGCGACCTCGCCCTTAATCTCGATACCAGTGCTGGTGACCTTTGCCTCGGTAACCCAGCCGATAGGCTGACTGTGCATGTGCTGCCACAGGAGTGGGACAGGAAGTTTGAACTTGGCGCCCTTCGGCAGCACAACGTCGCCCATACGATCTGCACTGATGGTCGATGCAACGCCAGAGAACGTGCGTTTTGCGCCAGGCTCGTCCATCGCTTTGATCTCGATTTGCGCGTATGCTCGTTTCATGCTGGCTCCAGAAATGCAAAAGGCCCGCACAGTGGCGGGCCTCGGTTAGGTAATCAGTTGGTCAAACAAAGAACATCTGGTGCTTCGCGCCTGGGGCGGCGGGGTTCAACGATAAGAGGGTGACGGCATTGAATAGCGCCATCAATGGGTCAATCTTGGCTGACCCACTTGCTTGCTTCGTGATGATGATCGCGTTTCCGCGCGGCTCAACCCGTGCATTACCCACGCTATACGCCATCAACTCCTGGCCGGCATGTACCAATATCCCCTCTGCCAACTTACGCTCAGTGGTCTTGATCGCGCCGGTCATCTTCCAGCCTTGCGAAATACCAACCACCATGTCTTCCGGGATGCCGGCTTCAACCAGGGCATCCAGAATCGCGCCGATCCCGCTTGGGTCAACCCCAATCTTGTCCAGCTTTCCTGAGTCGTGGATCTGCGCGCAGTAGTCAGCAACCTCCTGAACGTCCTCGCCAATGTGGCGCACGAGCGTCAAGTCGCCCTGCTTTGCAAAATCCTGGAATCTCGGCGCTTCGGTCTTGCGGCGCTCCAGCACGGAGGGATGCGCCCAGGCGTGCCCCCATGCCAACCATTTGCGCGTGGTCTTGCAGCGCCCAACTACGGCGAAGCCAAGCAAGTCATCCAGGCCGCCGCCGTCGATGCCAACATCAACGACTTCGCATCGTTCGAGCAATTCTTCTAATGAGAAGGCGGGAATTGCCGCATCTTCCCAGAAATCCGCGCCGGCCCACCGGTCGGAGCGCAGAGCCAAGCCGATTTCGACGTTGAGGAACTTGGCCAGGAAGCCGCGCAATTCCTCTTCGCCGGCGCTTTGCGCTTTCGCCAGCTCACGTTCCAGATATTCTGAATCCACCGAGTACCCGTAGTTCGGGTTCACCATGTGGAAGTTTTCAGGCTTCAGGTGCTCCTTAGCCTTGATCATGTCGTCCGGGAATTCGTAGATCACCGGCACAAAGCGTGGGTCAACTACCTTCCCATCGCGCACATCGCGCGCGTACTGGAGCTTCTGCTTGAACACGCCGGCAGGCGGCTCGTTTGACTGGGTGGTCAGGTAAATGACAAAGCCCTCGGGCCTGGACGCCAGGCCACCGGTTGCCTCACGCAACATGTCGCTTGCGTTGGCCTGCTTGCCAAACAACCAGAGTTCGTCAATCAGCGTCCCGACACCCTTCTTGCCGCCTACCGTGTTGGCGTCTGCCGCGATCACCTTCAGGTTTGCATTACTCTCGCGGTGCGTAATCTGCTTGATGTGGGACTGCACATGCAAGAGCGCTTCAAGATCTTCATCGCGCGCCACCATGTCCCAACTCGGCTTGAAGCTGTTGTTTGCCACCTCCAGCGTCGGAGCCAGGATCGCGAATTCAGCCGACTGCCGCCAATTCAGGATCAACGCGGTCATCATGATGCCCGCCGCGATGGTGGACTTCGAGTTCTTCTTCGGCAGGCAGACGAACCATTCTGTAATCAGCCGGCGACCGGAGTCCGGGTCGTATGCACCAAAGATCGACGCTACCAGGTCAAAGACCCACTCCGCGCAAGCCTCACCGAAAGTCGGGCTGCCAGGTGCATCGACAATCTTCAACTGCTTGAAAACGTGGAGCGCCGCTTCGGCCTGTTCCGGGAATATCGGTGGCGGTATGATGCTTCGCCCTTCCTTCAGCCTATCCGCCCAATCTGGACAAGCTGTGGACCATTCCATTTAGTGCTTCCTTTGGTTCATTGGCGCCCGAGGCGGCGGGGTCGTTGAGAACTTACTTGCCGCCTGCTTGGCGGCATTTGCCTTTTCGGCGTTCTTGCCACCATCGCCAGGCTTGGCATGCTGGAAATCAACAATCTTCTTCGCGCAGTCGATCCGATACTTTTTATCCAACTCGGGATCGTTCATGCAGGCGATCAGGAAATTCAGCGCATCGGTGTGCAATAGCACTTTTGCAACATCAAATGAGGGACTTACGTACTCCGGTGGCGCGTCTTGCTGCGGCTTATCTGGTGCTTTTTTGACATCCTTCTTGCACTGTTTTAGGTAAGCAACAACATCCTTATCTTTAACAAGACGCGACCCAGCCTGTGATGCGGTCGCGGCGCTGTAGCCAGCCTTAATCGCTGCGTCCTTATTGGAGAAACCAGCTATCACGGCAGTGGCAAACTTTAATTTTCTGCCTGTTAAAGCCATTAACAAAATCCCCTATCCGGGAAAAAAATCTGCGCGTGGGACAGAGCGCGGTGTCCGTTAATGTTTCAATAACGAAACTCGCCTACCCCCCCGCCTTTCGCTATCTGCCTACACGCTCCGCCGCCTCGCGTGCCGTCTTCTCTTCGTGGCATGGCGTCTGGCACAGCGACTGGAAGTTCGACTCGTTGTCTGCTCCACCCTTCCAGAGTGGTGTCACATGGTCCACCACCTCTGCCATCCTGGTAATACCTTTAGCCTCGCAGCACACGCACAATGGATGC